GATTACGATGCGGCTGGTTGCCTGTAGTTGCCCGGCCAGGCTGGTCGAGTCCCCGTTGTCGTAGTGGTACAGAGCGGCGTAGGACGTGCCACCGACAGCTTTACCGATCACCGCGGTCTTGGCCTGGTTTGTGGCGTTGTCGAGCCAGATGGCCAGTGCGGCGTCGTAGGTGACTGGATCCGGCAGGCTTAGTCGAAGATCGCCGGTGGCAGCTCCGCTCACCGAGTTAATGGTCAGGTCGACCGTAAAGGTCTCGATGAATCCAATGGCCGTGTGTCGCGCCATGTTGACTGTGATCGCAAAGGTTCGACCACCACCGGAGTCTGTCAGCGTCGGCACCCAGGTCGACGGGGCGGTCAGAGGTAGGGCGGCGTAGATCTCGTTGAAGTTATCGTTCAGCTTCTGCCCGGCGCCCCGGAGCGTGTCCCCGGTGTTGTCGTTGGCGATTGCTCCTATGTTGATGATTTGCTGGGCCATATCAGTTTTTGGGCAGGACGTACCAGCCGGCAGGCAGCGTCACCGTGGACGGCCCCACCAGCTTCTTGTCTTTGTCGAATCCGTACACACTGGCCTTCACCGGCTTGGCCAGCATCACCGGATCACCGGAAGGGACCAGGACCACCTTCGCCACCTGGCAGCCCAGGCAGGTCAGCAATCCGATCAGCCAGATCGCTTTTGAGGGCCTCGGGAGCTTTACCATGTTGCACATCGGTGGGTGGTGTTTCTCGGAACCAGTCGAGCAGGGCCTTTAGGATCTGGTAGATCCAGTTCACTCGGATTTCTTCTCGGCGTCCTTGGCCATGATCAGGCCGAAGCCGGCGGTCACCGCGGCGATGGTCGTGGTGATGTCCAGATGGGTGGTCGGGTCACCGTCGAACAGGGCCTTGAGAGCGCCGCCAACAGCGACCAGGATGGCACCGATGCCGGCGAGAGTTGTTTTCGTGTTTTTCATTTCTTCAGGGCTTTGTACAGGGCAACGCAGGCGGCTAGGAGGCCAACCACGGCGGACGCGAAACGAATCTGGTCGGTGAGCTGGGGGAGCATCGAGGCTCCCGTAGCAGCAGCCGATGTGGCCAGTGAGACCGCTAGGCCGTTTGTTCCGCCGCCGTGGTTGGTTGCGTCCATGTTACTCGGGCTTGGATTGTGAATATGCGGCCGCTGCTTCAAGGAGTTCCACCAGAGGAAGGCCGACCTTCATGTTGGTCACGTTGCCGGCCTTCATTCCAATGACAAGCAGCTCATAGAGTTGGTTGAACTGCTGCGGTGTGAGTTCGATCTTAATCATGCGGCAGGAGCTTCGACAACGGGAGCTTCTGGCGCAACAACTTCCACCTCAGGAGCAGGCTCCAACCACGGCAGCGGCGGAGCGATGACCGGAGGGTTGATCTGGTCGTTGATCTGCGCGGAGACGTTCGCTTCGATGGCGGTCTTGTTGACGCCATTGCTGAAGCACCAGCCGAGAACCTGCTGCTCGGTCAGATCCTCGTACGGCGTGAACGATTCGCTCGGCGGCTGGAACGACGCGCTGCCGTAGCAGGTGCCGTTGTAGGTCTTTGCGTCGTCGCCGGTGCCGATGGTTTCAATGCCGTTGCACCTCCAGTCGGCGGTGATGACGACATCGGTGAGAGTGCCTTCGGTCGGTTTAACGAGAAGGCGTTCGATGATCCAAGAGATGTTCATATTAGGCGTTCTTCAGAGCGTTGACTTCAGCGGCCAGTTCTTTGATGGCGGCAACCAAGATGGGGACAACCTTAGATAGATCTATCTGCTGAGCCTTAATGCTGCCGTCTTCGTTCACAGCATCTTTTTGTCCAACGACAGCAAGCGGGACAACAGCAGCAAGCTCGTGAGCAATGAAGCCTTCACCATCGGTTCCTGAATCTTTCCATTTGTAGGTAGAAGGTTTCAGAGCAGCGATTCGGGTCAACGCATTTGAAATCGGCTGAACATTTTCCTTCAGTCGATAATCCGAAACAGTACCATAAGTGATAGTAGTGTTGTTTGCATCTATTGAACCGCGAACAGTGCCGTTAGTGCAGAACGCAATGTGCGTATAAGCAGTTGCGCTAGAAACCGTCTGGTTAAAAGTTGAACCCCATTTTGCACCGCCGCTCCATTCATTAACAAACTGAGATTGGGTTCCTGCCGGAGCATTACTCGTCGTCCCCACCAACAGATTCCCGCTCGCGTCGAGCGTCATACGCGCCCCATTTGTCGAGTAGGCATTGCTTCCAGTAGAGAAAGTCAAAATGCCACTCGTCCAAATTGAGGAAACACCGCTGCTGGTGTTGTTAAACAGGAACGAAGTGGTTGCGTTGTCAGTAATGTGCAACGCTCCATTTACAGTCGTTCCAAGAGCTTGATAAATTTGAACCCTGCTCTGACTTGAAGCAGGAGTCATCCCCACGCCCAGCCCCGTGGACGTCAGGCGCATTTGCTCGGTGTTGTTGACTCGGAAGATGACTGGATGATTTGAAATACATCCAAGCACACCTCCACCAGCGACAGAATCAACGCCATAAATGGCCTGATAAACAGCAGTCGAATCGTTCGCTTGAAGAAACGCCTGATTCGCAGCACCTTGAATCGTTAAAATCTGAGTCGGACTCGCCGTACCAATACCCACCCGATTGTTCGTCGAATCAACCTTCAGCGTCGAGGTGTCCACCGTCAGATCGCCGCTGATGGTGGCGGAGGCGAGGGTGGCGGTGGGAGAACAAGCGAGGATGTTGTTGATACTGATTCGCTTGGTCGTACCGGATGCCGCCATGGTCGTGTCAGAGACATCGACAATTGGGAACATGTCGGTTGCAGGATCGGCTGTCGTAAGAGCCGTCAGGGCTGTAATCTTTGAGTCTGCCATGGGTCAGTTTGATTGAATTTGAAGTTTTCCGTCGTCCTCCCGAAAGAGGAAGTCAGCATCCTCTAGCAGAAGGGAATCAAAAGTTCCGAACGTGATAACGAGTTTTCCGGTGCCGTCCTCCTGCAGGATGAAGAACTCGTCCTCTTGGAGAAGGTCACGGCGCAGCACAGGCAGGTCGGTGCCACCGGCTTGACCGGGAAACAGCCTGTTGAGTGCTATGCCAAGTGAAATCATTTAGGCGCGAGCGTTAAACGCCAGTACAGAGCCGCTGGAGATCTGGAAGCCGGTGATGTTGCCCACCATCGGGGTTCCAGCGGGAATCGTCTTGGAGGTCCACGTTCCGGCAATGCGGTGTCCGGTAATCGACGTGAACACCGTCGGCTCAATCGGGATCAAGCCAGACCAAGCGCCGGTCTGCGCTGCGGTAGTGGTGAACAGCTCGAAGCCTTCGCGGCCCATGCTGTACTCGGTTGAAATGTCTGCTTGAACGGCCATTTGGTTTTTCGGTTAGAGGGGAGGCTGCCAGCGTATCTAACAGCCTCCCCAATTTTGGTTTGTTAACCTTTTCGGACTTTCGGTGCCAGGGCTCCCTGTATCCACAGGATGAGCTTGCCTCCTTCTGGAACGGTCGCGGTGTTGAAGCCGTCGCGCTGGAGTGTCGCGTCGACTTCGGGACCAGAAACGAGCTTGGTTTTGCCGTTCTTGTCCACCGAGATGGTAGTTGCGATTCTCATGGGTCAGCCGATTAGGCGGTGATGAGAACCTCGGCCTGCGTGGTGTCCGCGGCGGCTGCACCGAACATGATGTCGTAGGACGCCATGTGAGCGCGGGAGGCGCGGCTGTACCAGACAGACAGCAGGACAGAAAGGCCGTTGGACAGCTCGACCGTGCGCTGCTCCAGGAATTCGCCGGCGATCATTCCGACCGGGAGGCCCGAGGCCACCGCAATGGCGTCCTGGCCGCAAACGAAGCCGGCGGTGTTGGCGATGGCGCCGGTCCAGTCGTTCTGCTCCAGGATGTTGTTGAAGCCAAAGAAACCGTTGTTCAACGGGCCATATCGGCTGTCCGGGAACGGGTTGGTTCCAGCGGCAGCGGTGAACTGACCGGAGAACATCAGGCGAGCCAGGTGGCCACCGTCGAGCAACAGCAGCTTCTGGCGGTAGTTCTTGGCCAGGGCCAGGATCGCCGGGAGGTCGGAGCTGTCGAAGTTGGCGGCCGTGCCGATGGTGGTTCCGGCGCCGTAGTTGCCGGAGGTCATGACAGCGGTCACCTTCTTGGAGATGGCCAAGGCGAAGATCTCAGCGGAGCCCTGGGACAGGTCGGAGAGGGCAAAGCCCTGGTTCAGCTCCTGCTGGGTGACCGTGAAGGTCTTGGTGATCTGGTTCACCGTCACCGAGGTGGCGGCCAGAGTGGACTGGTTAGCGGCGCCATCCTCGAAGTTGGTGGCGTTGTCGACCGCGGCGTCGCCGGTGGTGAACTTCTTGACCTGCACCGTCGCACGGGGGCGGAGGTTATCCAGGCCGACGTTGCGGGTAAAGCTGCTGATCATGGCCAGCTTGGCGCTGATCACGGTGATCACGGCGTCGGCGAGATAGTCGACAACCAAGCCGGAGGCGAAGGTGTTCGCAGCCTGGGGAGCGATCAGCGCCGACTGGCGGAGCAGTTCGCTGTGGTTCTCGATCAGGAAGCGCTGGCGCTCGGCACCGGCGCGGAGGCTCTTGTGCTTCTCCAGGAGGGGGTTGCCAAGGTTCTGGATCACCGGCCGGAGAGGCTCGGGGGCAGGGGCGGCGGTGATAGCCTTGGCGCTGATGGCGGCGGCAACGGCCTTGGCCACGATGGCGTCGATGTCGAGGGCGGACGGCGCACTAGGAGCGGCCGCCACCACGGTGTTTGATTCAGTCATGTTGTGTGGTGTCTGCTGTGATGTCGGCGCGGTTGTCGCGCCATCGGCGGCAGCGTCGGTGCTGCCGGTCGAAAGTTTGTCCTCCGGAGATTCATCCGGGGTCTCGCCCTCCTCGATTTCGAGCTGGGCATAAAGCGCTTTGAACCAATCACGGCCTGCGGCGCCTCCCCAAAGGTTGGCTGCCACGTCGGCCGGTGTGTTGGGCTCGG